TTCCAAGTCCAACGAAATAAGAAACTTGAAAGTCGTGTAACCAAATACTACCACCTTTTTTCACTGAACCGAATTTTTTAATTATTGTATATTTTTTCATTTTACTGATTTTTAATTTAACTATATTGAGGGTTTGTTCTTATATCATAGTATTGAGTTACTTGATAAACACCTCTGCCATTATACATATCCTCAAATTCAAATAAGGATACCTCATTTGTTAATCTACTACTCTGTATGAATACAGCATTTCCACCATATTCACCAGCAGGTATTCTATCTAATAAATTTCTAACAGCTATCGCTAGAAGTCTAACATCATCAGCTGTGTAAGCAAAAATATTTACTTGATAACTAACCGTATCTAAAGTAGAACGACCTGACTTTGTATCGTGAGGGTCAGATCCGTTTCTAAAATGTACAACCCACCTCTTGTTGTCAGGATTACCTTGATTTTCACCAGGATTTATCCCAAACCTAACAGAAACATTTGCCATTGCTGTCGGTAATGGAGCTGTTGTTAATCGTGATTGTATTGCTGATTCTACCATTATTTAGAAGTTATTTTTCCATTAGTTTTCTTAACACCTGCAGCTATTCTTTTAGCCATTAGTTTTTTCATTAAATTTCCAACCCCTTTTCTTGTAGCTAATAAAGCCGGCATTACAAAAGGTTGTGCTTTAACTTTATCTGTTCCAAATTGAACCATATGCATGTACCAACCACCTTTTTCAGGTTTTGCAAACGCACCTTTTTTGTATCTCGGACCTATATTTATACCACCAGCTCTATTTGAAGCCTTAGTTCTAAAATACGATATTGATTTTCGTAATTGACCTGGCTTTATTTTAACATAGATTTTACCCATTCCTTTCGGTGCTCTCATACCTGGCTTCATCTTTGCTGTTCTATACACGTTAAACGAAGGATAACCCTTTAATTTAGGTGCTTTTGATATCATTACTTTCTTAACTATTTTAGCAGCTGGAATCATAACCTCTTTTATCATTTTTTTTCGGTCATTAGTTTCCCTGATAACTTTACCAATCGCAACCCCCATTTCTTTATGTCCTTCTAATATTAATTCCATTACAAAATAATATGATTATCAATTGATGTTGTACTACAATACATTGTTTTGTATCTATTGTATTGACCACCATGAAGTTTTATACCATTTACATTCCAATATCCTACCGCGGTATCTTCAGTTCCTGTATCGGCTGGATATTTAATTCTGAATGATTGTCTTCCTGAAACTTGTTGAAGATTCGCACCTATATTTCTAACCGTAACTTCAATCTGCATATCTGAATCAATTTTATTATTTGATTCGTCAGAACTTCCTTCTTTCCATTCTATTTTTGCATACGTAGAAACATAATCTGCCCAACTCAATCTCTGACCACCCATTGAATCTGTTGTGATTGTAGCTCTTTGAATTGTTATATATTCGTTTAAGTCTCCGATACTTATCATAACATTATTGTTGGAAGACCAAACGATCTGACTTTATATTCATTCAATATATATGTTGCTGTCATTGGTATAGATGAAACTGAACGTCCAACAATTGCCTCTTGTCTATTTTCATACCATTGTCCAACAATAATTTTCGCTGCTTGTCTAAGCATTGCAGGTATTTGTTCTGCCTCATCATACCCAACTGTATAAGTAATTTTTATAGCTTGTATTCTTTCTTCAATGTCAGGATAATCAATATCCGCTTCAGCCATGATTCGTTGTGGACTAGAAAATTTATCAAAAAACCAATTTCCATTTTGAGTCCAATTTACATAACTTGTACCCGTTGCTCCGACTGGTAAATAGTGAATTGAAGTAATGTCAGTAAATCCTGAACCAGCAACAGGACTGTGATAAAGTTGTAAACTATCTTCCCACGTATCGCCATATTGAACGACCGTTGTGTTAAATAAAATAATATTACAATATTTTTCAATTGCGTCTTTTGCAGCAGAAATCAAAGTTGAAATATAAGTGTCATCTTGAGTTGTAGCTGTTGGAATTCTAAGATGAGCTTTCGCTTCAGCAACTGAAATTATCAATGAATTAGACGGTGTTTGTATGTATGAAGTTCTAGCCATTTTTCAGTGTTTTTTTATGTTTTTTTCAATTTTCCTTTCGTAAATTTTTCTTGTCTTCCCAGTCCTAGGAAATCGAAGAACTTTTATTTTTAATATCAATATACCCCAACGCTATGAAACTCGTGCAAATCGTGTAAAAACACGCTTAAAAACGATTCTATGAATTCGTGGAAATCGTTAAAATCGGGGGAAAAATCGTAATGAAATCCCCCCCTTTTTTAACTAAAAAACAACCAAATATTATGAACCGAATAAGTATTGGAATGAAGTTGCTCTTCTATAAATTGCATCCCAATAAGACAATACAACAAGTCTTACTTCGCCCGAAATTGCTTTCGTGTAAGGGTCTGCAACAACGTCTAATGCACTTCCAAATTGTCCAATAACACAGTCATCCCACATTCCAAGAACTAAACCATTAACGTGAGTTCCTGAACCTAAAGTTTTAGAGTTTTGTGTAACCATTGCGTCTATTCCCATGATTTTGTGGTCTTGAGAAAGTAATGGAGTTGAAGCTCCTGAAGTCGTAACAACGTCAGCTGGTAACGCTTGTAATAAAGCCTTAGTAGCTGGAGACATACAGAAAGCAGTTCTTCCACCGTCAGCATTAGCCTCTTCTAATTTTTTGATAAGACCTAAAACATTTGCTCTTGTGAAAGCAGCAGCAGTTGTAGCTGTACCTGCATCGTAAACACCCTGTGGTGGATTACCTGAACCATCAGCATTACCTAAAATAGCAGCCTCAAGATTTGAAGCAATTGCATTTTGAATGTCATTTCTTATAATGTTTTCAACTGAACCATTAGTTTGAGCTAATAACATTTTTGAAATATCCATATGAGCAGATAATTTTCTAGGCTGTAAAGTAGATGAACCGATTGACGTATTTGCGTCAGGTGCATTGTTAGTTTCAGCACCCCAACCAGCAGCAGTACCACTTAACGTTGGTAATTTCATATCTCCACTTAAACCATACATCCAAGTTGCTAAACCACCTAAAACAGTTTTGTTTTGTAAAGTAGCTGAGAAATCTCCTACTTCAGTAGCTATCATACCAGCCGCATTTGTAGTAGTTTGAGCAGCTCTTTTTTCTGTCATAGCAAATAAAGGAATACCAACACCAGTAATAGTGTTATTTCTTCTTGCCTCTTGGTCATACTCTTTTTCTACACCTGTAAGATTTCCACTTAAAAACTCATTAACAGCTTTTTGTACTGAATATCTTTTGTCTGCTTTTGGAGCAGATACTGAACCACCACTAACACTAGCAGCTGTTCTTAATTCTGATTCTATTTTTTCAGCTCTTTTGATATCAACATCTAATTTGTCAATTTTAGAGATGAAAGAATCAACATTTTTAGCCTCGTTTTTAGTTAGTTCTCTTTTTTCTGATGTTGCTAAAGTATGTACATCTTCTAATTTTGAAACTAATTCTGAACGAGTTTCTTTTAATTCAAGACTCTTTTTCATTTTTATTTTCTTTTTAATATGTTAATTTTTAATCCTAATAAATTCATTCGATATTCGTATTCTCTTTCTTCACTCATTTTGTTTTTATCTTTATATATCATTCTTGACCTTTTCGCTATACTTAAATCATTAGCATCAGGATAAGCAGGTATTGAAACAGGGCTTACATCATACAATCTAGCCACCTTTTCAATCGTTCTAACCTCTTTTCCCTTAACATTAGACCAGCTGTCTTCTTCAACTGTGAAAGCGAATGAGGATTGAGTTATATCGCCTCTCTCCATTGATACAAGTAAATCTCTTCCAGCAGTTGTGTCAGGAACATCAAATGAATATCTGAGTCCTTTTTTATCTGTTGTTATTTTTAACGTACCACTTGAAGTTCTAGCTAATAAATAGTTAGGGTCATGATTGAAAAATGCTCTTACATCATCTCCTAAAACATTATCAAACGCTCCTGGTTTTATCATTTCTCTAAAACCCCCTAAATCTTCAGACATCATACCATACACAGCTGCATGACC